CTCTCCGTGTTGGCACGACCGACAACGACATCAACGCGCTGAAGAACAACGGTTCGATCCCGGAAGGTTACACAGTTAACCACTTCCTGACCGACACCAACGCTTGGTTCCTCACCACCGATGTGCCCAACGGTCTGAAGCACTTTGTTCGTACCCCGATGTCTACCTCGATGGACGGTGACTTCGATACGGGCAACATGCGCTACAAGGCCCGTGAGCGTTACAGCTTCGGCGTCAGCGATCCGCTGGGTATCTACGGCTCGCCCGGTTCGACCTGATATTCAGGTTAGCACCACAAAAGGCTCCTTCGGGGGCCTTTTTCTTTTTGTGCTTGCGTTGCAAAAAGCAGCATGGTATAAAGAGAAAACCGAGCTTTATCACAGCCCGCCGACTGACTCGGCAGACTTCTCCTCAGAGACAGCGGGCGCAGATTGAGGAATAAGCCATGGGCTTCGCTACCTTCTCTGGCCCCATTCGAGTGGGCACCGAGCGTTACAACGCTGGCCGTAACACGGGTCTGGTTATTCTTGCCCAGTCGTATGACTCGGGCGATCTGACCGGCACCACCACCGGCAACTACGACGTTGCTGCGTTCATCATCCCCCAAGGTTCGCAGATCGTTGATATCACGGTTGACCAAGTGGTTGCCGCGACTGTTGGCACGACCACCATCTCGGTGGGTACGGCTTCTGGTGGCGCTCAACTGATGGCTGCTGTTGCCACCACCGCTGGTGGCCGGTTCCGTGGTACTGCTACCGCCGCTACCCAGCTTGCTTGGCAGACCTCGACCTCCGCTGATACCGTGGTGTACATCCGCGATGCGGTTGGAACGGGCACCCTTGGCGCTGGTCGGTTCATCGTGACGGTGAGCTACGTCCAACGCGCTCCGGACGGTTCGCAGAACCCCACCACCTTCCAGAACTGATGACGGGGGCTACGGCCCCCTTCTTCTAGGAGAACCTTATGCAAGGTGACGTAATTGGCGTAAGCTGTCCCGCCGGTGCAGCCACGACCGTATATGACGGGCGTACTCGTATCAAGGGTTTGGCGATCAGTGCGCTGACGGCTAACGCGACAGTTGCGGTTGCGAACGGGGCTACGACTCTGTTTACCTACACCGCTACGGGCACCGGCCCGATTTACATCAACATCCCCGGCGAGGGCGTGGTGTGTGAAGACAGCTTGGTTGTGACCTGTGCTGCTGGCATTAGCGCGGTGGCGTTCTATGGCTAAGACCCCTGCTTGGCAGCGTAAGGAAGGTAAGTCCGAGGCCGGAGGCTTGAATGCCAAGGGCCGCGCTTCCTACAACAAAGCCAATCCGGGTAAGCCGGGTTTGAAGGCTCCCCAGCCTGAAGGTGGGCCGCGTAGGGATTCCTTCTGTGCCCGGATGAAAGGCATGAAGGCCAAGCTGACGAGCGCCAAGACGGCTAACGACCCTGATAGCCGTATCAATAAATCTCTGCGGGCGTGGAAGTGTTGAGTCATGGAAATGATGATCTGGAATGCGGTCCTTACCGCGCTCTTCGGAATATTGGCATTCATGATGAAAGACAAGTTTGCGGAGATCCAGCGGCTTGGCATTCTTGTGAACCGCACCCGTGAAGAGATTGCCCGAGATCACATTACCCGCGCTGAGTTCAGGCAGGATATGAAACAGCTATTCGACAGGTTTGACCAGCTTGAGAAGAAGCTGGACACTATCCGTGAGCGTCGAAATGCCGAGTAAATCAGCTTCTCAACACCGCCTGATGGCGGCAGTTGCTCATAACCCCTCCTTTGCAAAGAAGGTGGGAATTCCGCAGTCCGTTGGACGCGACTTCACTGAGGCCGATAAAGGCCGTAAATTTGCAAAAGGTGGTGCTATGGAATCTAAGAAGATGATGCAAAAGGAAGTGTCCTTCATGAAGAAGAAGGGCGCTCCCAAGTCAATGGTCAAGCACGAAATGGCCGAGATGAAGAGCAAGGGCTACGCCGAAGGCGGTAAGGTCGATTACGCAGTCCCCGATGCGCGGGCGCGAGCCGCCATGCGTGAAGTTGAAGACGCAAAAATGCGGGACAAAATGGGTCAAGCATACAGCCGTTCGCTGACGAACACCCCCGAGGCTCCGAAGGCTGCTCCTTCTGCCCCGAAGCCCGCTGACAAAAAGCCCAAGGCCATGATGTCTGGCGGTTGCGCTAAGGGCTACGCCAAGGGCGGTATGGTCGATGGCTGTGCCCAGCGCGGCAAGACGAAGGGCAGGTTCATCTGATGCGTGCGTCCCGTGGCATGGGGGCCATTAACCCCGCCAAGATGCCCAGCGCCAAGACCAAGGCGCGACGGGACAGCACCGCCTTTGCCGAGTATGCTGAAGGTGGGCCGATTGGGCTGTACGCAAACATCAACGCCAAGCGTCAGCGTATTGCTCAAGGCTCAGGTGAGAAGATGCGTAAGCCCGGTACTGCTGGCGCTCCCACAGCCAAGGCATTCAAGCGCTCTGCGCTAACAGCAAAGAGGTAGCCATGCAGTGCAAGTTTGACGTAGTTCAAGACCGCTCGGGCAACGCCATCAGCGGGGCGTTTGTCTACGTCTATGACTCCTTGAGTGCGCTGGCTACGCTGTACAGCGACAACGGCATTACCACGACCCCTAACCCGACGATCACCAACTCAGATGGGGAGTATCAGTTCTACGCTGCAAATGGCACGTACAGCATCGCCGTTTTCGCTACTGGATACAGTGGGCAGACCATTCCGGGCGTCATCCTCTTTGACCCGGCAGACGCAAATCTCCCGACATCCCCTGTTTCAATTGCCAATGGCGGCACGGGCGGGACGACCGTAGTAACCGCAGCAGCAAACCTGCAAGGCACTGGGCTTGACTCCAACGCTGTCGGGTTCCGCATGGTGCCTCAGAACAGCCAAAGCACCAGCTACGTGACTGTCGCGTCGGATGCTGGTAAGCACATTTACACCGCTACCGGTTCGATCACATTCACGATTGCAGCTAACGCCAGCGTGGCCTACCCGCTCGGGACGGCCATTACATTCGTCAACACCAACGCAAGCAGCATCACCATCGCCATCAACAGCGACACCATGACGCTGGCTGGATCAACTACGACGGGCAGCAGGACGCTCGCACAGAACGGCATTGCCACGGCAATCAAGGTCGGCACGACCTCTTGGCTCATCAGCGGCACGGGTCTGACATGAGCGCGGCTCAGCAGATGCTGCTCGGCAGCGGGGGCGCGGCAGGCGACCCGTACTACGCTAATGTCAGCCTCTTGCTGCACATGGACGGCAGTAACGGAAGCACCACGTTCACTGATAACTCACCCAGTCCAAAGACAGTTGCGGCTTTTGGCAACGCACAGGTAAGCACCAGCGTTGCTAAATACGGAACCGGCAGTGCTAAGTTTAACGGTAGTGTGGATTATTTAACATCAACCGAAATTGGCACTAGCAATGATCTTGGCAATGGTGATTTTACCGTTGAGTGTTGGATTAATTTTACAGTTGTGCAAGATAGTGGGATCGTTAGCGGGCAACAAGTTGGCGAGTTTGATTTTGCGTTTATGGCTCCCAATGAGCTGCGAGTTGGAAGAATAAATATAGCATGGGATGCTATCGCAACGGGTTTTACTCCTTCAACCGGCGTGTGGTATCACGTTGCATTTGCAAGGGCTGGAACAACACTAAGAATTTTTGTTAACGGCACACAGCTAGGAAGTTCTTTTACAAACTCAATAGGTTATAACGCTGGAAATTTGTATATTGGGTATAGCAGACCCCCTGCCAGTGACCGCCCATTAAACGGATACATTGACGACCTCCGCATCACCAAAGGCGTAGCCCGTTACACCGCTAACTTCACGCCGCCAGCGGCAGCGTTTCCGAATTCTTAAGGACTAGCCATGCCCGTCCTCTCATACACTGGCAATACGTCCCAGACAACGACGTTTAACCTCGATCTGTCCGAGCTAGTCGAGGAAGCCTTTGAACGCTGCGGTGCCGAGCTTCGCACGGGCTACGACATGAAGACTGCGCGGCGCAGCCTGAACCTGTTGTTTGCAGACTGGGCTAACCGTGGCATCAATATGTGGACCGTGGAGCAGGGGAGCATTCCTCTGGTACAAGGCACTGCCACCTACGACCTTCCGTCTGATACGGTAGACCTGATGGAGCATGTGATCCGTACGGGAGCAGGCAATGTTTCAACGCAGGCAGACCTGACCATCACGCGGATCAGTGTTTCTACGTACTCGTCCATCCCCAACAAGCTGACGCAAGCGAGGCCGATTCAGGTTTACATCAACCGTCAGGCCCCCACGCCCAACATCACGGTCTGGCCCACGCCCGATGGTTCGCAGAGCTACACCTTCGTATACTGGCGGCTGCGCAGGATTCAGGACGCTGGGAATGGTTCCAACACGATGGACGTTCCGTTCCGGTTCATCCCCTGCATGGTGTCTGGGCTGGCCTATTACCTCGCACTCAAGATCCCCGGTGCGATGGAGCGGCTGGATATCCTCAAGGCGCAATACGACTTTGACTGGGACTTTGCTTCGACCGAAGACCGCGAGAAGGCAGCGGTGCGATTCGTCCCACGCGAGCAATTTATAAGCTGATCATGCCCCACAAAGACCCAGAAGCGCGGAAAGCCTATCTAAAGGCTTATGCGGAGAAACATCGCCCAGCTTTGAATGAATATCGCAAAGAATGGAAAGCGGCCAATAAAGACAAAATGGCCGAGTACGAGAAAAAATACGCAGAAAAAAAAGGCAAGGCTTTAGTACTGGCGCAAAGAGAACGAAATGCAAAATGGCGAGAACGTAATTTAGAAAAAGTACGCGCCGCTAATAAGGAACGTGCCGCCAAAAAACGCGCAGAACAACCTGAAGTAATTAAGGTTGCAAAGAAAGTTTACGCGCAACGCAAAAAAGAAGTCATCAATGCAGCCGTAGCAAGGCGAAAAGCGGCGCGTTTGCAGCGTACTCCAATTTGGTTGACCGAGTTTGATAAACTTAAAATACAGTGCATTTATGCTGTTGCTGCTATGCTCACTAGGCATAATGGCGAACCTTGGCATGTTGACCATATTATTCCTTTGCAGGGCAAGATAGTATCTGGGCTGCATGTCCCGTCAAATTTACGTGTTATGCGTGGTGTAGAAAACATTCGCAAATACAACAAGTTTGAGGTTGGACATGGCTAACCGTTTTACCGCTGGCAAAAAAGCACTAAGCGAGTGCGACAGGTGCGGGTTTAGGTTTAAGCTCAAAGAGTTGCAGCATGAGGTGATTAAAACCAAGCGCGTTGCTATCAAATCATGCCCAGAGTGCTGGTCTCCAGACCATCCGCAGTTGCAGCTTGGTATGCAGCCTATTGCAGATCCACAAGCTGTGCGCGATCCTCGCCCTGACTTCTCCGGCTACCCACAAAGCCGCGAGCAGCTTGTCCCTGTCTACAACTTCATTGACCAGTACGAGTACACCTCGGCTGGTGGCGAGGTTGGGAACGTGACTGTGGTATTGCCGCCGCCCGGACCTGTAC